AGGATTAAAACAATATAACACTGCATTTATGAAGAATTGAGCGAAAGGCGGAATGAGTGATTTATATCTGAGTTAAATCAAGGTGTTATAAAATAACCGTTCCTGTTTTGCGCACGTTAGATGGAATAGCTTATTGTGTATTCCGCCTTTCCCCGTTTGTTACAATTAGAAATAGGTGATTTATGTTTAAAAATAGAGAGCATCAGGCGTTATTGTTTGTTTTTATTTGGTCGCTGATATCTTTAGCTATAGCAAATACAGCAAGAGTGGTAATCAATGAAAACAATGCCGATTTACATATTAAATATACGGAGTTTAAAGATGACAGCAAAAACCAAGAATTTTAACCCTGAAACAGATATAAAGTTATGCTGTACTTGTGGCGAAGATGGATGCGACAAAAGGAGTGTTAAGCAAATGGGTTTAAATATGCTTCAGAAAGTGCGTGACGAATACGGGCTACCTATGACTGTAACTTCTGGAGGTCGCTGCCCTTTGCATAAGAATGAAAAACATAGAAGCGCACCAGCAGACCATCAAAAAGGCTTAGGTGTTGACATACGAATAACAGGACTTATTATGGCAATGAAGCTAGTTGCGATTGCTAGTAAGCATGGGTTTAACGCTTTTGGTATTAACTTAAAATCAGGGTTTATTCATCTTGGATATAGACCTGAAAATCACAAAAAGGTGTCAGTATGGACTTATTAATATTATTGATTGAATTAGCGTGTGACATGGATGACACACGCTTTATATTAACCGGCTATGCTGGCGCTGGGGAGTGAGCAACAGCAGCCGCATCCCTCCATGCGTCACCTGCCGATGGGCCGCTAGCGTAAAGCGGTTTAATTAAGCTCGTTATATATATCGGCTTTCCTGCGTATTTGTTTGTGGTATTTATCGGGTCTGAGATATCCTCAATTTCAGCAGTAGTTACATTTTGAGGGTTACTGTCAACTTGGTTAGTTAGTGACATGCTAGGCGATAATCTCAAGGACGCGTTTGCATCAGATGATTTTATTCCCAATGCGAATCTTTCAAACACTGTGCCAAGCGTTGTAGATTGGCAGAATATTTTTATGTATTTACATGATGAGTCAAGCGTTGTCATATTAAACACACTTGATCCGTCGCTGTTGGTTGCAGCCGTGTGAACAGAGCCTAAGTTTATTGTCACTCCATTATAGATAACTTGGGCGGTCGTTGTTGTTCCGCTAAATACTTCATTTAAAGCGTTATTGTAACCCCTTACGAATATAAATACCCCTCCAGCACTTTTGCCGTAAACTCTACAATTAAATACTTCATCAGCGATATCATTAAGCTCTATGTAATCACTTGAATAAATATAGTTAAAAGCTGTCGACGTTAACTCATTACCCGAAACGGTTAAATTACCAGCACCTTTTTTGACGGGACTATTATCACCATTCTTAACGTAAGATGAAAAGTTAAATGCTTCAATATGATTATGGTATTGATGTTCGTCGTGTAGATTTCCGACGAGATTATTTGTTCCTAAGTCGCTTTTTGAAGGAAAACCAAAACCGTTGTCGAAATCCATGTAATCAGCAAGAAGCCTATTGTTGGCCGTTCCTGCTGCAAATACCACGGGTGTTGTCATGCCCTCACTGCGTATCCCATAAAAGAAATTACCCCGACCAGTATTGAACGTCATTGAAGATGATCCACCCTCAAAACTACCCCCGAAAAACCTATTTCCGTTATGATTATTAAACCCGGTCATTACGAATTCTTGGATAAACCCAAGGTGAAAGGTGTTTTCATTAATCCACTTTTTAGTATCAGTGTCGCCTGTAACGGGTATGGCAGGGTTATCGTAAAGCTCCAGCTTATTACATTGTCTAATGTCAAAAGTTGAATATGATATAGCTCTGTCATCGCTAGGGCCAAGACCGCCACCGTCAGGATTGCCTTCAGCAAATAACCTAACATAACCACAGTTACCAATTGTTATAGTGGATTTGTAAGCACCAATAACATCAATGCCCGGCAATGTTGCTGGCCTGCCAACTTTACGAACATACTGCCTGTGAGCTTGAAATAAATTAGAGTACACGCCACCTAAAATCACCGAAGTAATATCGCCATCAGGCAAAATAGTAGATAGGATATTAACAGAATCCAACTCTCTAAAATCTAGTGGTTGATTAACTGTGTAAGTATCATTAACAGGACTAGATATAGCTATCTTGTTGGCTTTTGCATACGCTATCGCCTCAAGAGCAAACATAGTATTGTTAGCTATGCTTTCAGTTGTTTTTGTGCCGAATTGAGGCATGCAAACCAAACCATTAACAATTAACTCAATACTTGCGCTAAATACTGAACTAGCAATTATTCGACCTTCCGTAGCTGAACCAGTGCCAGCAATAACCGTAAAGTCTGCACCCCTATCGAGTAAGTGTACTGTTTTACCGACAGGAAAAGCAGTGGCAAAAGCTTTGTATGCTGCAACCGTAGCGAACTCATAAGCTTGTGATAGGTCGTTGATTAAATCAAGCTCTGTTACGGGCTGACCCTCAAATACGTTTTCAATGTAATAAACTTGAGCGCCAAGCTTATTTAGTATTTTTATTGAGTAGTTCCCATCGACATCTAGGCGGACAGGATTTCCATCATAAACAGGAACCCCTCCAGCACTTAATGTAAATGGCTGGCTTACTGGAACTACTGCGCCATTCTCTTCAATAACATTTAATTGCTTTTGGTTGATTACGACTTGAGGATCAGTGTCAGGCTCGCCAACAAATATTTGACCGCTAAATAATGGACGGCCTTTTGTTGGGTCAGGTATGTATAATATTGGAAAGTTTATTAAACTCATTTTGTTCACCTATTTATTTAGTTTGTGGTGGTTTTGCTTTTTTAGCTGTTTAGGCTAAACTGTGTTTACTACTACTTTTATTAAGGGTTAATTATGTTCGGTATTGCAACTATAATCATTGCCATGATAATTGGTGATAAACAGAAATCATTGCGCGACCTCCTTTGGGGTGCTGGCCTCGTTCTGTTGTTCGTTTGATCTTGCTAGCCATGAAGTCAAGCCTAATACGCTTATTGCTTTTGCTTCATTGGTTGGTAGCGAATTAACGAAGTCTTGAAATTTCTTTTTCTTCATTAATCTTTTTTCTAGAATCTCAGCTTTTTTTGCCTGCCCTTTTGCGATAGCGTTTATATTACCAAGGAAGTCAGGATCATTTAATACATCCATTGCCGCATCAAACCCTTTGTTTTTTCCTTTCTCTAAGCCAGCAGAGACAACATCACCAATAAGCCCTGGTAGTTTAGCTAAAAACCTATTTGCCACACCATTAACCACTTTATCTAATACGCCAGCGTTAGCCATTACTTGACCACCAATAGGTGCGGATGACTGAGCATTGCGGATTCCGTTTGTTACCTTCCCTAACGCATCAAGCTTAACTGTCAATTCTTTTGGGAGATGATCGTAAAGTTCTTTTTTTAACTTTGTGTTTTTATTTAGTCCGTTAAACCAATCAGCATACCCAGCAACGTTAAGTTGCTTTTCTTTTCTGCTGCCCATGGTAAATACATCATTAAGGGCTGAAACAACAACCTCTTGCTTTCTTCCTTCAGGAACCGAATCCATCAGTTCACTGAATTTTTTATAGTCTCCAGTGGTTAGTTTTTTCATAGCTAATCCCATTTTAGGCATAAAGGCATCAGTTAAATTTTTACCAAACATCTGTATTGATTTGTCCTCTAATGCCTTTCTTTGTGTGACAAGATCTTTTGCTGCATTCCATGAGTCACCCATACCAAACTCGTTAGCGACAATCTCCTGATCATCCGTTAGTTTTGCGTAAATCCTTTTTAGCGCACCAACATCCTCAGATTTGTATTTGTCGCTTTTCTTTCCGATAGTATTACCAACTTCCTTTCTTATTTTATCAAGCGCGTGATATGTTGCGCCTTTTTCTGACATTGATAACAGTCTTCTTTCTAGTGGGCTTAACTGTGAAATGTCACCACCTAGATCAGCTAATTCTTGGGTTATATACTCACCCATATTATCCATAGTTGACATTGTTTGCTTTGGTATGCTTTCTTTGATGCTATTGTATGCCGTTTCAGTAGTTAAGTTTAAGTTCTCAATAACGCGATCGGCATCATTCGCAAGTGACATTGATAGTGATGATTTATCAGTAGTGCCGCCAAACTCAGTTATTAAATCATCAGATATTTTTTGCAACTCAGCAACTTGATCAAACTCTTTTTTAGATAAGTCAGAGCCAGGCATCTTTTTAAGTGCTTGCTCAGTCTCTTGGTACTGCCTATTCTTGCTTGATGCTGATGGTAATCCTTTTTCTTTAGCGCCTAACTCATCCAAAGCTTTAAAAAACTCTGGATCTGAATCAATCATTGCTGCCAGTCTTTCTTGATCGCCTGATGCCAAAACCTCATCTAACTGTTGCTTTTTTGCTGACTCAGTAAATGCTTTGTTTTTATCCAGCCCTTTAGGCTCAAACCCTTGTGACACAAAAGACTTTTTCTTTGCTATGTCGTCAGGAGTCATGGGTATAGATTTTTTACCAAGAAAGCTTTTTACACCCAAAGCCTCCAATGCTGCGGTTGGTAGTGTGTGGGCGATAGTTGCAAGCTCTGCATTTCCTGTGGCATCAAAAACGGCATTGCCAAGACCTTCTTCAACCCCTTTAAATGCCTCACCTATTGGCTGCATAAACTCACCAACAGCTTGCATTTGCTGCTTTCCTGACTCTGTCCTTGGGGCATAGGTTAATTCTTTTTGCATAAATGGTATTAGCGCGGATGGATCACCACCTTTAAATGCCTCATAAGCACCCATGATGCCAGAAATCGGTTCTGCAATAGCCCCACTAGCGATAGTCGCTCCAACCTCTAAGCCGCCAATAATATCTTCACCAAAAGTGGTTTCTTCTTGTGTTTCTCTTTTGGCTATTTCTGCATCTATAGCCGATAACTTATCTCTTTTTGCTATTTCTGCATCTATCTCTTGTATAGTTGGCATAATTAACCTTTTGCTCTAAGTGCTTTTAACTCTTCCAAGCTAAGTTTCGACAAATCAACTTCGTTATCTTTTTGATTTGATGTTGAAGGGTCTAGCTTGAACCTTTTTTCTATTTGCGGTTTAGCTTTTGACATTTGTTTTTTAACTAGGTTTTTAATTACATTCAATGACTTTTTAAAGTCGGCTTCGCTTTGTGCTGTAGTTAGGTTTGACAGCGCTGCACCAAGCTTTTTGCCTTCGTTATCAGACAGGGAGCCAGCCCCGCCAGCGGATTTGAATTCGCCTATAGCGGTTAGAAAGTTTTGCGCCTCTAGCGTTTCAATTAATGCACCTACACCAGCAGCCTCAGTACCAGCAAAAGGCTCATCCATCAACCCATATAATGATGAAGCCCCTTTTGCACCGATGGCAGACTCGAAGCCTGGGTGCTTTTCTATTTCAGTAATAAGATCAAGCGTAGACTTGCCAGAATCAACAACAGTTTGTGCCGATTCAGATCGTGCTTTTTTAATTTGAAATTGCTTTTCTTCGTTGGCTATTTTTTTGTTTTTTAATTCTGCTAATTTGACCGCGCTAGTTTCAGTTTTTAATTTGTTGTCTATCTTTTTGTTTTCTATTTCTGATTTTCTTAAATCTCTATCGATGGCGTTACCTTTTACCATCTCTCTTTGGTACTCGGTCATAGGTGTAGCTTCACCACCAAAAAAGCTTTCAGCATATTCTTTACCTTTAACCTGTCCGATTATCGCTTTACGTGCGTTAACGTCCATAAAAGAGTTGCGATCATCTTCATCGATATCATAGCGAGGATCATCAATTGCAGCGTTAAACATCGCCTCTTGCTGCTCTTGTGGCGCCAAGTGCATCTGCTCGATAAATCCAGCGGTATTATTTGCAACCTCACCAGTAAATCTATCTTGCTCGGCTTGCTGTCCTGCCTGCTGTTGCTGCAAATGTTGAGCAACCATTTGCGCGGCTTGAGGGCTTTTTATCATAAGCTCCTCTAGAGCAACAGGATCTCCACTAATTGCTTGACGCATAAAAGCCTCAACATCTTGCTGTGATTGCTGCTGCTGATCTTGCTGGCTTGAGCGCTGAATTGCTCCGCCTACTTTTTGCCCTATATCCATCAGAGAGCTACCTATAGTTCTAGAGCTTCTTTCTAGTGGTGACATATCTATTTGAAAACCCATTTTAAACGCCTCCTGTGTAAGCTGACACGCCAGCGTTAACTAGTCCGCTTAACATATTGCCGCGCTGTGCTGCTTGATTGATTCCGACATTAGCTATTTGACCGCGTGTAGCACCAGTGCCAGCAGTTATGTTTTGCATTGCAGTAGTGTAAGCGTCTTGAGCGCCATACCCGCTTTGTGCAATGCTTTGCTTGCCTTGCAGTAATTGGTTAACTAAGCCCATAAGTACGTTTTGATCATTCTGCGCAAAATTTTCTTGTGTTGTGCCTGTTCTTAATCCGCCTGTCATTTGTGCATTTCTAGCGATAGCGCTTTCACCTTGATTAACAAGGCTAGACATAAATGGGGATGATTTAGCCTTATCAATAATACCCTGCTGATTACCGCCATAAAAATCAGTTAGCTCACCAAAGGCTTTATTTCCTGCTTCCATTCGTGGATTGTAGATGCCGCCAATTTCTTCACGTAAAGCTTGCTGTTCAGCAAGGGTTGCTGCTCCTGCTTCTTTTGCGCCTCTAGCTGCCGCTGTAGCTCCCGTCCTAGTGAGTTTATCTAGATTACCTAAACCCGTAAATTTCATTACACTACTGAATATACCCATAATTATTACCTTGCCTTTGTTTTGTTTATTGTATCACGTAAATTAAACGCTGACTTCTCTACCTGTTACAGTGAAGTATATTGAGTTGATAACTGATGATTCTACCTTTAAAGTGCCGCCAGATGGTATTGCTTGATTAACAATTCCAATACCTAAATCAATTTCACCCCATACAACAACTTTAAACGGTCTTAATGGCTGCTCTATTCCATCAGATGAAACTATGTAAGCCTTGTAACTTGCGTTGACTCCAGAGTTGTTTGCTGCTGTAAATGACTCTATGACAACATTTTGCTGCTGTGGGGCTGTGTAAACCGTTTGCACAGTATCAGCTATAGTGTTGCTAAAGTTGTCTGAAATTTGCAGTGTGGCCATTATCTTTCCTCTACAATATAATAACTATCTGTTTCAGCCGTAATATCGTTGGTTGCGCTAATATTGGCCACCTGGAGCTTTACGTAATCATTTTGATCAAGTGTTGTGTTGATATTTACAGAGAAAAATGCCACATCGCGACCACCGACAAGGGCGTTTACCTGCCTTGTTTGATCTAGCACTGTGATAAATGTTGACGATGAATCATCCCATTTGGTTACTCTTATCGTTACAACATCGTTAGAACCGGAGTCTAAAACTAGATCAGCGACCACCTTGTACTCTCTTGGTGTATTTCCCAGATGCCTCAACTGGTTTCCTGTTGGGTTATCGAAATGCTGCAAATCTGCTGACGCCCACAAGGTTGCCGCTAAATCTTCAAATACCCCTGCTACAGTTATATTTGTTGCTAATTCTGTTGTTACACCTATAGAGCCACCCTCGAAAGTGTTAGGCATACCATTATTATTAGACCAAGATGCAACTAAGTCACCTGCTGACATGTTTGGAGTTATGTTTGTATCAGTAGCGTCAAAAACACCATTTCTGGAAACTATAGCACCTGTTATTTGCACTGTTGATGGAGTGGAGAAGTTAGCTGGTGCAAAGTCAAAAAATGAAGCACTTGCAGGTAGATCAATATTCATATTACTTCTGAATCGCGAGGCCATAGTAAATCCTGCGCCAGCTTTAAATAAACTATATACGCCATCAATCGCGTTTCTAACTATTGATGTGTCAATAAAATAACCACCCACCCATGTACCTATAAGCTCAAGTTCTGGTTTTCCACCAAAACGGCCTGTTCCAACCTCTAGCCCCTGCCTGTAACCTGATATACTACCAAGTGATGAACAATCGTTATAATTAATTCTTGAGAATTCAAAAGCATTAAACCCTGTAGCATCTGTTAAATTGTAAACTTGAGAGCCTGAACCTGTAACCTCTACAGCGTAATCCTGACCTAATACATCACCACTTCCACCAACTGCCGAAGTGAACAATGTATAGCCAGCATCCGAACATATTATTTTAGATACGTCAAAGGTAGAGCCGACCATGTTGAGGCCGCCAGAAGGTATTTCAATATTTAAACCTGTGCCGGTAAAATCGAGTATTCCATCAATAACATAAACCTTTGTACTGTCTATTGTTCCGCCTAAAGTTGTTGACAGGTTGCCTTGATTAGCCACTATGGTGCTTTGTAAGTTATCAGCGTATAACTCTGTAAAATTAGATTGTGTTTTTGTGAATGCTGAAAATAAAGTGTCACCGGCTTTTGTATCTGCCGCACCTATATTTATATCTTGTTGTGCCATTATGCGATCACCTTATCTGTCGTTATTTCCGTTGTGTCTGTAGTGAATCCTGATGTGTCAATCGTGAATTCAGGCAAGCCGTCTATTTGTTGTTGTAAAAATTGAACCTGTGAGCTTAAATTGGGGTAATGAGAATCCTGTAAATCAGTGATTGCAGCCTCATTTATAGTCACCCTAATGTCGATTAAATCTATTTCATCAGTGGTAAATACAAAATCCTGAAATATACCCTGATAATCCTTGATAAGAAGATCAGGCAGGACTATTGGAGGGCTAGCCTGTCTGTACAGCTCCCCGTATTGATCGTAACTTAATACAGCTCGCCTCGTTGACGTACTTCTAGGTAAAGTCATCAGTTAGCCTCTACATCAAGTCTACAAAAAGCCATTCTTGAGCGTGATGCTGTCCTTATTTTAAATGCTGTTTCGCTTCTAACGTACCCCAGATTGCGCATAGTAAAGTTTTTATTGTAGTCATGGTTTACGCCATACTGCTCAATATGTTCTTTACTGTGTATTCTCATATCATCAGTTCTTGATACAAATACAGTAGCGTCATTGTTTGGAGATATACCAGGAATAGTTTTTAATTTAAGTGTGTTTATAGATAGTGTTTCCATTGGGATAGTAGGCGTAAACAATAAGCCTTCAACTATATCACCGTAATGAGTACAAGCTGAATCATCCAAAAAGCCTATTTTATTGTCTCGCTTATCACCTATACACCACTTACTAAATCTTGGGTCGTAAGTCATATCCTTGCCGCGATAAGTAGCGTCACCATAAACATCAGTTTTTAATATTGACCATGCCGCATTAATACCGTAATTTTTAGCAATAGTCTCATTGTAGGCTAAAGTTTCATTAGGTAAGTGCGCGACCATCCAAGTTACTGAGTCTTTAGTGAAAACCTCTATAACTGTTTTTGATAGCTCTGTGCCGGTATATTTAGCTAGTACCTTTTCAATTTCTCGGCTAGTTATTGATTCTGATGAGCCTGACTGTATGATGGAAAATTGATACTGAGTGTTAGAGCGTCTTGTTAATGAATACCACCTATCTTTTAACTCCGCTTTACAGTGAGTGCCCGCAATACCGGCCTTAACTGCCTTTAATTGTATGCGGGTATAAGTAAAATTATCTTGTCCGATGTTAACAAAATATTCAGTTGTCAAAGCGTTGAATGCTATTAACTCGTTATCATCATTAAGCCCAACACCTAATATTTTATCAGGTTGAAAATCTGAACCTGAAAAATCTAGTGGTTCGTATTCTTCTTCATTCAGTTCCGATGATTGAAATAAATATTCACTGTCAGTTAGTACAAATCTAAAATCAGCCCATACAATGTCAATAGGAGAGCCAACGTTAGGATCTGTTATCTGTCTGAATCCATCAGTAGGATTGTAATAATAAAGCTTACCATCTGCGACTATAGCCAGATTATTTAACGAGTAGGTTAATGATGCTTGACCAGTGCCGGATATAGCACCTAAAACAGTAACAGATTGATTGTCCTCTATCTTTATGAGTGATGTCCCACTAACACGATACTGACCTTCTAGACCTGTTCTTTCAACCCATATAGAGCCGCGACTAATACCTTGACCGGTAGCAAAATCAGACAACCCATAATAATTAAGCATATAGCCTTTTTCCCCGTAAATATCACGCAATACAGCATAATAATTTACAGGCAAAGCATCCCTAAAATCAGTGTTATCATCTACTTTATCGCCTTTAATAAAAGGAATACTTGGCATCACAAAACCTTATGGGTAATAGTTTTTGTTACAGTCAGTAACGTTATAGATTATCTTTTCATTCGTAACGTCACCGTTTGAATTGGTAGCTCTAGCGCATAGTGTAAACTGCCCTTGCTTAGCAAAGCTAACAGTAACAACAGATGTTTCATCAACGATAGCTTCGTCAGTCAATACAATACCAGCATCGAATTCATACTCAACAGACGTTAAAGTAAACAAGCCAGCGAGCCAAGCAGTCCAGTCAATAGGCAACTGAAATACGTCAGAAGTATTTTTATAAATAGCGCCATCGTCACTGATAGGCTCAGGATAAAATTTATCGCTGCGATAGTCCCACTCATTGCCAGAACCAATTGGTAAAGTGCCAGGGTTTTGAGATGGGTTAACATTAACTAACAGCTGCTCTAACGATCTCATTCCTTTGTCAGCGTTCATCTGTAGCGACACAGGTGCAACCTTTCCGAAATAATCAACTAACTCTAAAGCTAGTAATTTTTTAAATGGCCCGATAGTTTGAGCATTTAAACCTGAATAATCATTAGGATCACTTTGGCCGTACTCTAAAGGTTGAATCCACCCAATATCTAAGCCGGTAGACAATAATTCCCCTGCGTAATCGTCAGCAACTTGTAGTGCTGTTTCAATTTCTTCAGGTATAGCTTCAGATGTTAACCCACTAATTCTAATTAACTTATAAGTACCGTTGACTAAATCAATTTTATTTGGCATTTGTTTTGGCCTTGCCTTTAGCCTTTGGCTTTGCTTTAGGCTTTAGTTTTGAGTCGTGATCAACAAAATCCAAAGCTTCAAAGTCTGCTTTATTTGAGTCGTCAATTACGCATTGAATAGTTTTATCTTGAGAGTTTTTAATTAACATTGTGATGTGCATTCTAATTACCTACTGTTAACGATTCGTTTAATTATACCACCACTAGATAACTTTTTAAATGACATAAAAAAGGGAGCAATTAAGCCCCCTTTTTATTAGTCGATAACTTCTTATATTAAGAAGTACCTTCCAACTGAATACCCCAAGATGGGTTAAACGTTGCGAACGTTGGCAAGATATCAAAACGATAACGGTTTTTGTTGCCTAAGCCATCACTAAAGCGATGAACTCGGATACTAATACCTTTATGATTGATGATATTTGAGTCAATTGAATGCAACTTAGGCAATACAACCGAACCCATACCAACAAAACCTTCGCAGTATGCAAGTGCCGGACGCTTATCAACTGAAGTCGCGCCATCCAATACTGTTACAGTGTCGCCAGAGGTTAACGCTGCGCTAACAGTGTTATATGCTCCGTCAGCTTCAAAGATAGCCGCACCACTTACTAATACAGTAGCATTACCTGAACCGTCAGCAGTAACATCAGCTAATACAGTTGCAGTGAATGGAACCGCAGCACCAGACTTGCGAACAACCTTACCATTACGCATATTTAACAAGCTAGATGAAGGGAATGATAACTGTTGACCGGCTTTAAGTGTGCCAGTAGTAGTTGTTAGTCCCGTTAATGATAAAGACATTTGATAGCTGTCTTTGTATGTAACATAAGTAGCTGCCGGAGTAGCTGCCAATGTGATACCAGTACCAGGAGCGCCAGAAGCGTATTCGTCAAGGTTGTTAGTAGTCATAACTTGGTTCAAGCCAGCAAAGCCAGTTTTAATTACCGCATCATTCCACGCTTGATTTACTTCAGGATTAACACCTAACTGAGTTTGCAAGTCAGCAAGAACAGTTTCATCAAAAGAATTGATAGCTGCATACTTCTTACCAGCAGGGGCACCAATTTCTTTAAATAATGCGCCAGCGTTAGCAACATCAGACCACTTGGTAATTGCAGTTCCAGCAGTACCAGAGTGTAACTGAGCGTTACGTGTCATGTACTGAGCTAGTTCGCTTTCACAAGTAATAACCATATCTTCAGCGATTGGCATTAGTAACGCGTCAAGTTGATCAGTTTCTAAAGCTTCTTCGACTTGAGTGTTTTCAACGTAAACAGTAATGTAACCATTAGCTGAAACATGACCGTAAACAGAGCCAACTTGTACAGGGTTTGCAGTTGTTGACGTTAAATCACCATCTGCTGAACGTACAGGCTTGTATTGTGTAGGGCGCTTCATCTTAACAGGTGTAGCACCTGCACCAGTTGATGCGTCAAGATCATTTACTAACTGCTTTGAAACAGTATTTAGTAAAACCGTAGAGGATTCAAACCCCTTAATAAAGCTGCGTAGCAACTTCTCATTGGTATTGCTTTGGTAATTATTAGCCATTGTATTTCCTTAAAACTTAAATTATAACTGCACCGGGGTATTTTTTGCTGAAATCATCAGTGTCAACATACCCACCAGCACCTTTAACTTCAGGTATTGGGTCTGGTGCGCCAGATACTTTTGGAGTTTGCGACAAAACTTTTGGCTTAATCTCGGTGGCAATGCGTATACCAGCAGATACAGGATCTAGCGCTAGTATTTCGTGCATTTCAGCAGGATTATCATTTAGATACTCCACTATCTTAGCTCCGTTGTTATCATTCATTAAATATGAACCTAACTCATTACCAAGACCAGCTTGTTTAAGCGTTCGCTCTGCAACTAGCAATTTGTCAAAATCTACACCATCGCGTGTTGCGTTTGCTGCGTACTTATCTAAATTAACTTGATGTTTTGCGTTTGCTTCTTGTTGCTTACTCGCTTGTTGTTGGGATTCAAATTGAGACTTTGCGAACCTTTCAGCAGTCGAAGTATTATATACTTGACTATCCTCATGGTATTTCCGCATAGCTTCTTCATCGTAAATATCTTCGGGCAATACTGGAGCAGATAAAGACTGCTCTGGTTGTGGCACTGGCGTTTGATTGGCTTGGTTAGCTTCGTATTCTGCTAATTTTGCTTCAGCCTCGTTTGCTCTTCGCTCTTCTTTGTATCGTTTTGCCGTTAAATCATTAATACGATTTTGAACACCATTTGATTTTGATTCGTGTTGTTCTTCACTAGCAGGAGATGATTCTGCAATAACTTCAGGTTGTGCTACTTCTTCTGTAACTTGATCACTTGTTACGGCTGGCATAACTATACCTTCGTTTGTTTCATCTGACATGTTCTCACCCTTTGGCGTATTTAAGCATTAACTTTAATAGGTGTTAAGGAAACCTTGTGGTCATTATAACTAATTATTAGTCAAAAATACAACTTAGTTAAATACACTAAATTTTAGGCAATAAAAAACCACTCGCTAAAGTGGCTTGATGATGGGTAGTTATTCGCATTTGTGTTTGTGCTTATCGTAAGCGCCACCCCAAAAGGCTACTCTTTTCTTTGCCTTTGTATTCTCTTTAGTATCATCCATGGACTTAAACAGCCAGTGCAGCCCCATACCCAAGCAGTAACCTTCGAATTGCTCTTTGGTTAGGTTTAATGCTATGCGCTCAATGTTATTCTTGCACTCCATCATAAGTCACCATTCTCAGATAAAACCAAAGCATCATCAATAACCACTCGGTTATTACCATGACCAATCAGCAAAAACTCCTCTCTAACCTCACCATTAGTCTCTAACTGCTGAATAATGACACCGTTAGCTTTAGCTTCCTTTAATACCTCTGCTCGCTTGTGAGTAAGGTCGCTTGATTTATATTTTTTCATTAGCGAACACCTCTACCAGTTCGTTTAACTCAGACGACGCCCAGCCCTCATTGCGCGGGCCGCAATCACAATGATCATCAAGTACATCTTGTAGTTTTTCTAACTGGTTATCGGTAAGTGTAAATAGATTACCCTTCTTTACTATCTTGAAATACGTATTGTCGATAACACAATTAGGTAACGCATTTACCTTGGGTTCACCACTGGACTGTATGTCTTCACGCTTATATGCATTCTTTAGTTCGCCAGCCTTTTCAATGTTAAACCCTTGAGCCTCGATAAAAGCCCTTAATAGTTTTTCTGTGTTATTCATCACTAAACCGCCCTTAAAGCAAATACGTAAAGAGCCAACCAAAACAAGATTTTTTCAACATTCATAACAGATCTCTTTTTTAATTAAAATTAGTTTTAATAATATAGTAAAATAAAAGGCATGTGTCAAATGCCTTTGGTTATTTATTGAATAGTTTCTACAATCAATCCTTCGTCTTTTATTCCTGTAATAATAAACTCTGCTGATGCTGCACCGTCAATCATTAGATCTATACGAGAATAAACTTCGTACATATCTTCGGCAGTTACCCAGTACTCTTCACCGGGTAACTTATAGCCTTGGATTGCTATTAATTTCTCACTCACTAGCTGTTTGCAGGTTCGCGGTTATATTTGCGTTCTGCTCCTGTTGCGTTTGAAATTCTAACTCAGCAATAGCGATAGCATTTTTCATAAACTTATCTTTAGCATCGTTATTGATCTTTTCTTGATTCTGCTCAAGTTTACGCGCATTAGTTAAAATGTCGCTTTGTAGTTTAGCGCCTTTACCTTCTGCTTCGGTTATTGCTTTGGCGGTATCAAGCTCTAATTGTTTGCTTTTGTTCTGATGTGACATAGCGATATTTTCTTCTTTCATTCGCTCTAGCATTACAGCAGGGTCTTCGGGTTGTGGTTGTTGTGCCGCTTGTTGTGCTGCTGCTACTTCTTCGTCAGTCATTTGATCTTCAGGTATCATGCCTGCCTGCAATAACTGCGCTCGCTTACGTGCTGCCATTTCATCCATTAAGGGGGCATCAATACTCTTAAGCATTAAATCACCACCAGTATTAACAATAGACGGGTCGATAGCTGCATAGTTAAGCATTGCAGACAAGCCAGCTTCCATTTTGTTGGCGAATGCAGGCCCAGCATCACAAAATACTTTATACTCACCTTTGTTTAATGTGTTAACTCTTACCATTGTTTGTGTTTGAGTGTCGTACACCTCATCGTTAAGCGTAACCATTTCCTCCGAACCGTCTTGACCTAGAATCATAAATTGTTGCTTGGTGTCATAAACTGGAGGGATAGTTTGCACTAGTATTTCACACGTTCGCTTAATACCATTGACCAAGGCATTAACCCATTTACGCGTTGCGCCAGTACCGCGATCTATTTGCATTCTTAAAGCATCTTCAGACATTCTTGCTGCATACTGTCCATTCATAGCATTGTTTGTGCCTCCAGTGGTTTGCATCCCTATTGCCATGTCATTAGCTAAATTTGCTAGATTAGGGTTGACCTGTGCGCCTCCTATTTCTTGAACTCCAGCAGTCCATTCATTATCAGGATTAACAAATAAAACAGGGTCAGCACTGACGTTTAATGCTGCTATTTGCTTTTCATTACCTTTAGCCATTTTTTTTGTCATTACTAGCTTTTTGCGTGGAGCTAATGCGCCTTCTTCAATCTCGCGTGATTTAGCGTAATTAAATACTCGCTGGTAATCCATTTCTTTTAGTGTAATGCCCGAGTAAGTGATCTTAGAGTTTTCGCCAAGTAATTCAAAGTTACCGTAAACAGTTACTACCGGTAAAGTTCTGAATACTGTTTCGCGTTCTTCTGATAGTATTCCACCACCATCAAAGAATCTATGATATATTTTAAAGTCTTTTACTTTCTTTTCACGAACAACCTTTACACCTTGTGCTAAATACTCATCAACAACCTTTTTAAAGTTCTCGTCCTTTTCCACAATTTCACCATTAGATAATTGGCATACTTCGCGGATAGTTTCTTTTTTGTAATACCGTTCACCAAATATAATCACTTCAGGTCTATATTGATCGTAATGCTCACCCAGATCAGCATCATCAATACTCACCATTAAACCTTCTGGGAATTGCTCTTTGTACGCTTCAGGTGTAACTGATGTTAAAACGTAAGCAACATCACTATCTGAACTATCAGCCTTTGATGATGTGTTTGAAGTCCACACACGGTTTATGGCATTAGGTATTGCCTCAACAGCTAAGCTTTGATCGAAACTCCATTCATTTTTAAATTTAGCTTTGATTATCCATGCATCAAAACCTCTACGAATTAATCTACGGCAAGCGTTACGGTAGATAGAAGTTGCATCTGAATCAGCTTCAATACTTCTTACCATGCCCTCATAAGTTTTGGCTAACTCTTTGGTTGCCTCGCCTGAAGCTGGCTTGACATTAGAGCCGAATTCCATATCTTCAATATCAGCCATGATGTTTTCTATAACTGGCGTAACTTGATCGAATGTATAGCGAGGTCTTTTCTGTGAATCTAAAGAGCGAGCGACGGATTCTTCCCATTGTCCATCTTTATCAAGTAAGAACCTGTCACATTCTCGCGCCTGTTGACGTTGGTCAAGGTCTGATTGCTGAAAGTCACTTAATTGATTCAACCAAGTTAAGTGCTCGTTATTATCTTTTTTATCTACCATCGTCAAACCCTTTAGTAAAGTGACGCGAAATTAATATCGTTTGTGCTTTGTATAATATCATGAATACGTTCTGACATCATCAGTGTGTCAGCACAGTTAGGAGAGCGAACTTTGAACTTCTCTCTCATTTCTTTTTTAGTGTACAGCTCGAATAAGCCATCGCTTCTAGGTTTGATTGGCATTCTACACAATTCGGCCCTAAGTGTTGTTAAGTTTTCACATGATGAGGCAAATGATATCAACTCGTCGGGGTTAGTCATTACACCGTCAGTGATTGCCTTGTAGGTACGGTAAACTCTATCGCGTAATTTTAAATAACACTGAGCGCGTAAATTTCTGCAAACTTGCTCCCATGTTTTTTGTTGGACAATATTGCTAGCACCTGATGATTCATAAATTGATTTCGGGTGATCAACTTTAGATGCCCCATTGAATTGATGCACGGTTATTCTTTTGTTATCCAGCGCAGCGTTAACATCACGCTTAAGTGTTACACCCATTCCGCCAACATCCCATTCATACTGGTCTGCATTTTCATTGATAGCAACACCTAACGCCCAATCTGAGCCTTCGTTAACATCTAAATCGGTGCGTTGCATCACGTTAGTAATTATATTACCTTTCCTAACCAATGTAGCTTTAGGGTCATTACCTAAGTCAGATGGATCATGAGTAACCTTAGATACTCCAAACTCTTTAATGCCTAATTTGACGTGAGCATCAATACAAGCATCGAACCACTCAGGTTTAATCAAACCATTCTCGATCTCATCATTAAAACCGCCCTCCCAAACCCAATCATAAGTCCCCCTTGGTAAATTCTTTAGATCAAAAAGCCTTTCCTCTTCTAGTCCTGACTCATCAAACCAAGGATTGTCTGACCAATTCATTTTTATAATTAAATGCAGGTCATCTTCGTATACGCCACAACTATCTAATTCCGACTTAAACGGAACAATAAACCTTTGGCTAAATGGATCTTCACTTGATGCAGGGTTAGCACAGAATACCATCCTAACATCACCCATATTTACCTCATTGGTATCTACTTCTTTTTGCTTGCCGGGCAATCCTTTCTTTGGTTTTTTACGCGCTGTTGGTGTTAATACCCTTAAAGATTTTTCACTTAGAAATTGCGCCTCTTCTACCCACCAATCAAGAAAGCCAAATGCTGACTTGACAGACTCAGGATTTCTGCTTAAGCCCATAAATCGAGCCATTGAATTGTTATGCGTAAACTTTACCGTTCTTTCTGTTACGTCAGAGTTATCTAGTTCGAGTCTTTTTATTTCAGAATTAAGAACGGCATGAACACTATCTGCAACTGATGATTGAAACTCACGAATACACATCATGTTTCGACCTAAGTCGTGCATGTTAATTAATCCGTGATCACCTTCAACTAAAGTTTTCCCCGAACCCCTTCCTCCTATTAACGCCATGAACCTTTTAGGGCTTAAAAACATTGGCTTTACTATCCTAGGAAAAAAGACTGTCGGCTCTTTTACTGTTGGCTCCCAAACTCCGCTTACTAAATGATATGTAGATATTAATAGCTTTGATTTAGGGCAAACAAACCCTATAACCGTTGATTCGTAATCACCAGCACCAAAAGAAACTAAAGCCTCAGCCTTTTCTAGCCTGTTAATCCTGCTCGCTAGCATCTTCTATAGCCTTTAATCTTTCTTCGAAATCTGTTTTCTCTTGTATGTTTAGCATTGATGAAATAGATGTTATAAATAACTGACCGACATCTGAAGGTATGTCACCTTTTGCCATGGCATCAAGAACCTGTTTTGCTTGTTTATGTAAGTCAGCTTCGGGATCGAAATCAAATTTATATGTGGGGGTGACAGATTTTAAAGGAGGTTCGATTCTATTTAATACTAAACTTAACAACATAGGGTTAGGGTTTTTATATTCAAACTCTTCTTCATCCGCTTCGGGCGCACTTACCTTTGTCAGACCTCCGATCCCAATCGCTACCACTTGCTGTAAGAATTCTTCTTCATCCCTACATACTTCTCTTATAGCTTCAAGCATTAAAGATTTTTTACCTTTACCTCTAGGTCTTCTTTCTTCTGGCTGATTTTCACTTGTAAACTCTACACCCATAAGTCTCGTCTTTTTCTCGTTATTTTCTTAATTATACCAAATAAAAACCCGTTATTAAAACGGGCTATCTATAGGGTGGCGAAGTATGAATTTGGCTTTGATTTATATAGCTTTTATTTTTTAGCTTAAAGCCTCATTCATGCTATCTTTTATTGATTGCAGCTCACCTTTTCGTCTTGTCAGCTCTTTATTGAGCGATTCAAGCCTTTCAGGGTCGTAAGTGTCACCGATAGCTATCTTTAAAGTTTTAATTCTATCAATGTTCCTAGCAATCTTATCTGTAGCGCTTGGGTTAAAGTTCATTATGTTAAAGTTATATCCATTATTCCGTTAGCACCGAAAGCAAACGATAAATCATTATTAATTAAATCCAAAGGTGTAGAACCATCTGTGGTGGCATCAAACACTTGCATGGCATCATCACTAGCTGAAGTGTCATTTATCACTAGTATAGTTCTTACATCAGCAGGATTAGAGGCGTTTTTAACAAATGTAGCCGGATCGTCAGCATCGAATTTAACTGTTGTTGTTGCTCTTGTGATCGTAAAATTACTTAAAGCAGTTTTTACAATCGTTCCGCCAGTTGTTTCCGTATAGCTAGCTAGGTTAGGGTTTGTTACATCAACATTGATTGAAGCGTAAGTGTCGGATAAAAACACGATACTGTAAGTGTCAGTCACAGCATAGTCACCGCGATTAACCTTTAAATTATAATCTCTTAAATACTTGCCGCTACCTTGTGCCATGATATTACCTTACTATTATTGTGTTTGTTTGTCGCTTGACTCTGATTGTATTAGACGCTCTTTTTACTCTGATTATATTCTTAGGGTTAATCGTTATTGGCCCTTGTAGTATAATTGTACCATTTAACGCGTTGTATGTGTAATTAGTAGTATTACCTGTAAATGTTATTTGCCCTTGCAACACTACACTTGAATCATTTGCATTAAGTATAGAGTTCGTCGTTTTTCCTTCGATATTAATTAAACCACTAAACTCTAGCGATCCATTATAAGCTATGCATTCCGAGTTAGCTGTTTCACCATTTATAGATATCGTTGGCGTGAGGCTTAAGATTGCATCGCTAGCACTATAAGAGCTATTCGGGGTTGACCCTGTAACTTGTATCTCACCAGTCAGTCCTACGTTTCCATCTATTGCAGAATACGAGCTATTTGTGGTGTCTCCTGTTATAGATATACCGCTACCACCTAAATTAACCCATTGACTATCGTCAGTAGGGAAGTTAACTAGCGTACCATCAGCGGAGCCTATAGAGTCAGGCCATACGCTTCTCGTTCCTGCCGTGTTTATTAATGATTGAAGATCAGTTCCAAGCTCTTCAATTACAAAACCGTCCATCCTGCCATGAAATAACGTACTGCCATTGAATGCACCAACTTGATCTATAGTTACCGCATTGTTATTCATTACTGTTTCTGGAGCTAGCGCTGAATCAAACTCGTCAACTAACGACCATACGTTACTTACTCTTTTAAATTTAAAGATATATTCACCGTTAAGTACTAACGGCGTTGTTAAATTAAGCGTTATAGACGAACTGTTTACCCTGAAAAATAATTGACTGTTATTTAATATCTGACATATATTAGATGTACCTGATTGATTACCGAAAAGCGCTTGACCGTTAGATGTATCTGTACGCTTGAACTTTGCAGTTATCGATCCGTCATTACCAAACCCGATTGACACTGGAGAAGCAATATTAACTAAATCATTAACACCATCGTACTGTAGCCCGTATGCCATTAGATTAACACCTCTGGCTCAGTGTACCAGATAGAGCTAACATCATTTTTAATAGCTCTGAATTCTTCTGACGTATATTCAATAGCAGCAGAAAGGAGTTGCTCTTGTATTTCTGTAGCATTATCTGACCATTGCAACCAAGCACTTAACGTAGCTTGTGGGTGAACTAATTCGCCTTTCGAGTTATACCCATCTATTAGCATTCTTGTGGGGAAGTCAATCCAGTTACCATCTTCGTCTTGCAACCATTCACCATCAACGCCTTTTTCTCCGTCATTTGAGAACACGCCGCCTTTAAATGTAGGTACGTTCTTTTTTGTGGTTTGAGGTATTAAGCTCATATCAAGAGCTAAAAAAGTATGCGCCATTACTTACCCTTTATGTTGTCTTTGATTGCTATTATCGAGTTTTGTTAATATTTCTTGTATGCCACCACCGACTTTTTCAAATTCTTTTTGAGTGTCTTCTTTGTGGCTATCGAATGCGCTTGATAGTAAATCTAGCTCTTGCTTGTTTTCGTTGGAAAGATTTTGTTTTCGCCATGTAGCAAGGTAAAATATTGTCGCTATAATAAGCCCTGCGAGAGATATTAACGCACCTATACCGGCGGCATAAGTGTTTATATATTCAAACATACTTAACGCTTTACTTCCTGCGCCTGTACCTACGGTCAATATCAGCGAGCCATCCGCCAATGTTTTTAAGGTTTCTTGCTTCACGTTTAGCCTTTTCTTTCTTTACGCGGTAGATGCACTTTACTGCTGTGTATATAACGAACCCTAAACCTATAACCAGAATCCTGTACTCTGCTAATAACGTTAAGAATTCCGTCACGAGATACCCACACTTGTAAAAGCCCAATGATTATTATTAGCTCATCGTAGTAAGTGTAAAAACGTCCGGTTAACCACGACTGGCTTATTGTTAGATCCCATAATATCATAGAATGACACAGAACAACAAAACCTAGCAATGCCCACTGTTTATATACATAGTTATTTAATTTGTGTTTATTTACTGCATACATAACAAGCCCAAAAAACACATCTGTAGCGACTAAAAACCTTGTTATTTTTATATATTCAGCCATATATTCAGGAGAATTAATATTAAAATGTATTTCTTTAATCGTGACTACGTTAAATAAGTACATAGCAAATATTACTAAATTAACTCTTTTGTCTTTATCTGAAAAAGAGGCAATAAAAAACCACAGAACAAGAAAGTATATTAGACATTTAACTATTAACTGTGGTTGATAATATTCCATAATTTACTTATTTTTAGGTTCTTTGTTCACTTTTGGCTTGGTTTTTGGTTTGGCTTTTGGTTTTTTATCTGTAGTTATACGTACCACTGTTTTTTTACGTGGTGGTTTTTCGTTTGTATTGCCGCTCATAGGTATACCTTGCTTGTGAATGAATCATAATTATATCAAACTCCCGCGTCTTTTAGTAATTTTCTGTATCGCTTTATCTCTAACTCTATGTCTTGCCAAGTAGGGAATAATTCTTTTAGTGTTGGATAGTTCGCTTCACAAGATAAATATTCAGCAAATCCCTCTCCATACTCAATATCCAAAGCTATATCATATTCAACCGGCATTCCCGAGCCGTGCTGATTACAGTTAACTGAGCATTGTTTGTGAATATTTTCCGGTATAAATCTGCGCCTATCTCCCCCACCCCTTCCTGCGTGATGTCTATGACCTGCATCATACTTAACTGATTGGTCAGTTTTGCCGCAAGTGTAGCAACCTTTATCTTTATCTCTAACGTGTACAATCCATTTATGAATTTCAATCTTTAGCTTGGTGTACCATTGGGAGCGAGTCATTAATTCTTTTTTTCGCTGAGTGTCTTTTGCTTTCTGCTTTTTGTAAGTGATGACTTTGGCCTTTTGCTTTAATTCGCCGGGCTTTTTAGTTGCATAATCATACTGGCATTGTTTATCACAAAAGAAACCGATAGGCGCAACAATCCCTTTTGAGGCTTCTTTGTATTTTTTACATGAAGTGCACCGCCTTTTCTTGTTAGCCATTACTTAAAACTCCAATCTGTTAGATGCCTCTAGCTCACCTGGGTATCCTTCAACAAACGACTCGCTCCAGCCTGACCCCATCCTATGCCAAAAAGGCTTTTCATGTCCGTGATCGCCTTTGTCCCACAATACAAATTCTACATCACCGTTTCTCTCGTTCTTTCTGTATCGCCCACTTCTAGGCTCGCCACTTGGCATAATTATTTGTCCATGAATGTAACTAGCCATTACTTTTCCTTACACTTATCACAAATAAAAACTGGTCGACCTAAACTATCACGTTTTGGCGACCTCCAAGCTTCTTGTCCTTGCATGAATATATAATCATTACATTTGCATGTTTTGTTACAGTCTTTTGATACAGTATCTTTTTGCATTATTTATCCTTAAAAAAAGCTCATTAATTTATTCCAAGTTGCTTCGTCTGCGCTATGAAATACATTTTTACATGCTGCAGTTACTAATTTTTGATAGCATTCTCGCCTAACTTCCTCCTTCATTTTTGCGTAGCTTATTGATTGAGCTGTAACCTCAATATACCCAGTACGAGGATCAACCATTGTTTTTGAATACCCAGCAGCAATCAATAATTGTTTTTTAGTATAGTCGATTTCATCTTTATCAACCTCTTCGTCACCAAAATAGTGCTTGGCACAATACTTATAAAACACATGAATTTTTTGTAATAATTTATAATTATGGTTTAACTTTACTTCGTAACTATAAACATCGCCCACTGCTAAATTCTTCGCTTCATCAACATCATCATCACCAGCAGGCCAAAACTTTCCGTTAGCGGTCTTAATTAAGTTTATTATCATTAGTTCACCGAATAAATAAATACAATAATCATTTTGATCGACAATAAATAATAAAAAGCCTCGCCTATTTTGCTACTCTTCATTGTTTATCAACTTAATATCTCTGTTTATTGTTGTGCTAGCTACACCCAAAATAATAGCTATTGCGCGATTAGATATCTTTTCGCCTTTTGATAGTATTTCTTTTATTTTTGCATGCCGCTTAATTGCCTCTTCTTTTCTCGTGGTCAATGCAGACCCTCTGCCAATACCAGTTAGCTCAAGCATTTTGCTTTTACTTATTGATTCTCCGCAAAACCTCTGTACAGCACTATTGCAAATACCTAACTGCTCAGCAACTTCCTTTATTTTAAGGCCTGAAAGTCTTAACTTTACAGCCTCCTTTTTAACCTCTTCACTGTGATGCGTGTAAGTTTTTTCTGGCAATTCTTTTTCAGAATTAAAGCTTGATAGTAAGTTACCTAAAATCATAATAAACCCCATATAAAATAATTGAACTCTGGAAAGCTGGTTAAATACGCCAGAGCGAAAGAAAATACAACCAAATACAAATGAAAATAGTTGCTGTCAGTAAAGCTCCTGCGAGTAACGTTAGAAATATAAACACCCCTTTATTTTTGAAATGATTTAATTTTCTTTGTTGTGATTTGCTGAGCATCTCTTCTTCCTTATTCAGTTAACTGCCACTGCTGCCCAAATTCCATACCTAATTTCCCTAACATTAAATCCATATCATTAGTGAAATTCTTAAATGCTTCGTCGTACTTTTTCATGTAAGTTTCGTCACGTTCGATTAATACCCAGTGTAGATTTTTAGTTTTTATACGCGGGTCATAGTTAGCAAAGTACCAAGACTCGTAACCTGTAACCCACATTGAATACTGGCATTGTTCTATGTATTCTTTTTTAATTTTTTCGCACGTTGCGAACTCTACGAATACTTTTGTTGTGAACGGACATTTTAATTCTAAGCCGATTTTTTTGCCGACAATTAACCCATCAGGAGATATACCACAACGCTTACCTTTATCTTTATATATAAATGCTGGCACATCTACATCAACACCCAATTCAAGCTCAAATAACGCCCTTGCTGAATCTTCATGCTCATTACCCCATTCGCACTGTTTAAAGCTCATTTCATCAGGTAACAAGCCAGTAACTATTTGCCCCACCAATTCAGCCATATAGCCTTGACGCATATCTCCGTAAACTCTTGGCAAAGTTGCACGTATATCGTCCTGAACCTTGGTCTTGTTTGTACCCATGAACTTAACGCCTGACTTTAAATAAAAAGAGTGCATCTTTTCCTCTTTCATATAATGAAAGTCGCAATCATCTAGCATAGGCGCAAGCTTTGACTCTGTTGAGAATTCAGCGGCACGACTAGCAGATATAACGCCAGCCTTTAACGCAAACCAATCTTGCGAACCTTGCTCTATATCTTTAATGATAATCATGATGCCACCTGTAATACTTTCTCAAAATCAACTGATTTAATATCACTAAGATTATTAAACTTAAATGCTCTTGCAACCTTTTCGCCTTTTGCCGTATAAATCCCTTCATTATCACAAAGTAAAGGTAGTAATTGGCCTGCTTGCTCTGTATTTATTAATTCGTTAGTGATATCTTTTTCAATACCTTCACCGTTATCATTAAGCATCTGAATGGCTGTACCGAGCCTTTCACATTTAGGCCAATATTTATAAGCACGTTTAACAACTGTTTTACGGATCATTTCACCTTCGTCGGTTTTCCATGGTCCGTTTCCTTTCTTGAACGCTTCAGACCTTGCGCGAATATCAAATATTTCTTGAATGCTCATTTCTTCAGTCAGGTAATCACCATCAATGGTTTTAACGGTACAGTATGCGCCAACTATTTCACCTCTATCGCCAAATGTATTGGATAAGTGGCTAGGCTCTTTTGATAAACCGGCATTTTGATAAGTGTCATTAGCGCGAACGATTTTACATTGCCCCCACAATATAACGCCTGATGATTGCGCCAAGTGAAGTAAGCCCCTATAACTTAAATCTAAACATACGCCACCTTTGCGTGGCACAAGGTAAGCATGCTTTAACGCTGGGTTCAAGCTAATACCAATGCTAGCAATATTGATTATTGCATTCTGTAGGCTCGCTTGGTTCTTCTGAGCTATTCCGGCAAGATAACTATTTGCCGTTATTGCTTGGATTGCAAATTGCTTTTCTTTTTCCCACACTACGGATTCATCAGAAAGAACAGGTAAAAATAACCCCTCTTGATTCCCTATATATTCAACTAAATTACTCACTTGCTTCCCCTTCTATATAAGCCCAATGCGTCATGCTATGGCTTTGTAGTTCATTAATTACATTATCAACTGATGACTCATTCTTGCAAAAATCTACTATGTGATAGCTAGGCCCATATAGTCCTTCTTTTTTACCAAGTATTGCAGCTATCTTTTCCGGCTGGTTAATATTTAATGTTAAAAATTCCATTTACTCGCCCTCAATAACGTGTCTACATTCTTCATTATCACACTCTAACCAATCAATACCAGAGTAATGATTAAGAGTCATTGTTGATTCGCATACTGGACAATAATCACCCTCTGGCTCGTCTGCGTTAACTGCTATTTGATTCTCGATAGACATTTTTTTATTCCTCCTTAACCGCTTTGATGGAATTAATATTAGCACGATAAATTGTTAAAGCAAGTATTTATTTGCATTTATTTAATTGTTTATATACACTATAGAAAAATCAACAATTAAGGGTAAAGATGTTTAAATTAAAAAAAGCAGTAAAGGTGTGTTTAGCAAAGAGCGAATGGAACATGGATGACTTGGCAAAAAGCTTATGTAAACCTAAAGCTACAGTTAATAGCGCTTTATATAATGGCAATCCAACACTAGCAACACTTAACGATATGGCAAAAGAGTTTAAATTAACATTAAGTGAATTTATCGCATTAGGGGAAGAATAATGAAAACTCTACTAAACTTAATCAATAAAAGCGCTGACTTTTTTAACGAATTATTTGGGTGTACGCTATGAAAGGAATTAACAAAGAGTTAGATGATAAAATAAAACGCGAGTGTTTGCTTAACTCTGCAATTAAAAATGTCAGAAAAGAAAAGGAAGACGAGCGACCCATAAACCGTAGGCGAATTGAAGATATTCTAGAAGCTAAAAAAATAGAGGATGACCTTGCATTATCTATCCAATAAATTAACTGAGTTTATCGTTGAATTACTAAGCCGTTAATAGCGGCTTTTTTATTGCCTCGAATCAAACACAAAATAAAACCGCTAATTAAGCGGCTTTTTATTATTAATTTTATCAATATCTTCATTGCGAACCGAGGCACTCTCTCGC